CAATTCAATTTAATTAATGGTGTTATTTCCATATTATCACCTCACTTTTACCACACTTGCATAAACAATCTTCTACAGCGTTTTAACAGTATTGTGTTGATTAAATACGTACCCTCAGAAATTGCTTTAAAATATTTTTCACTATTGCGTGTGTCTGTTTCATTTTCAGAGAGTGTCCTGATTGTGTTTCCTACACGGTTACTGTTATTTTTCCCTGATGAGTTACTTGTTGTGTTTGTTGTGTTGTTTGTGGTCGCTTCGCCTCTATCCATTTCAGATGCATAGTCATTTGTACTAATTGTGACCTGTGGGTTGTCTGAATGAATAGACTGCGAGTTTTGTTTCTGATTTGAAGTATCTGTAGATACTGCATCTTGCTTCACATCTGTGTTACTTGTCTCTGTGTCGTTTATGTTTTCATTGTGTTTCACCAACCTTTCTCCCGCAACGTTAGGCATACCACCAAGCAATCTATATTTTTGACTCATTTCTTCCATGCTTTCACACATCAAACCTTTAAAAAATTGTTTGTGCATTCCTAACGTTTCTTGCCCTATTTCATTATTCAAATACCTTGTTAAGTATGCGGACATAAACTCAGATTTTCCATCACCTGTGTTGTTATACCAAGGAAATGAGAAGTCGAAAAAAGCGTTTACACCATTCTCAACCAGTTCATCCGGGGTCAGACTTTCAGAGTTTGGTACAATGTTTTGAAGTATATTATATATAGTTGTGGTATACTTACTCAATATCATCACCCTTTCTGTCAATGTTTGGCATAAACTGTGTTGGTGCGTTCAGTGGTGTTGGTAGGTTCGATCTAAATTCCACTTTCGCATCCCATCCGAACAATTTATTGCAAGCGTCAATTGCACGTTCTCTTAGTGCTAGAGCTATATTTCGATTACCCTCTGTGTGACCGTTGTTCCCGGCAACTTCATCAGATATCAGTCTTTCTCTTTTTTCTGATGGGTTCGATTCATAGCCAAGATCAGTTAGTACACGCGCCCACAATACGGTGAGTTCATCTTCCAACTTGTCAATAACATAAGGCGCACCTAATGTGACAGCTTGTAAATTCTTAATATTAATTGTGTCGCTAATTTTAATCACAGGGACATAGTTGGAGTATTCTTCACCAAGTATTTGATAACTCAATTTCTCGTCATCTGAGGATACAATCGCAACAGGTGTACGTTGACTAAACATATTAATGTCACGCGTACGCCACACATTCGCCATAGTTTTTGCGTACAGACAAGCCGTATAATAATATGGAAATGCGGTCGCTGAATCCCACATGATAACGGAGTTCTCTTTTCCGTATTCTTTCATGTAGCCATTGTTAGCATATGCCCATCTATCCTCAGGTACGTTGTATATATCATACATGCCGGAAAGGTTCACTTTCATGAACGCGAAAGCGTCTACAACATCGTCATGAATGAATGACCCTAAACCATGAAAAAACATGACTCGTTCAATAAAGAATGGCTCAATTGATTCAGGTAATCCTGTGTATTTGAACCGATTAATGAACAAGTTCATGATACTGTTAAAAAAGTAGAATTCAGTGATGTCTCGCTCGTTACACGGTTGATTTATGTTCTTTTCGTATACCCGGTAAGGGTTTTTCACTGTACCCATAATATCACCTCTTTTCTAATTGTTTGGCAGTGAATAGTTTCCGATATCATCTGTATGCCACAGTGTAACACCACGGTTGAAAATAGATCTAATCTGTTGTAACTGCGCCAAGTCAACCGCACCTGTGAAACCACACCCGGCTGTTTTTACGTAATTCCATGTTGATCGAGTGTGTATGTTTGGCATTGCGACTCTATTGATTGGATACCCGTAGACATCAAAGAACGAGTCAATCACACGTGCAAATTCTTCCTGACATGACATAACGTAGAAAGTGAATCCCGTTAGAGCACAAGCAACATTGACATTTTCAGAAAGTGCTTTCCCGTGAACGGATGCCGGAACAACAGACTTGTCTCTTAATTGTGCCAATAACGACATAGTGCCCTGGATTGCACTGACTGAGGATGATGTGGCTTGCATCCCACCTAACACAGCACTTGCTCCACCTGTAGCTACAGCTGTCACAGCACCAACAGGTGCTTGCAACGAGTCAGCTACAATAGATGTAGCTTGAACAGCCAGTGCGCCCTTATTCTGAGCAACCCAAGCTTTGAACGTGTCAGACTGGAAAGCGCATTGTGGAAACCCTGATATCACTAACGACTCAGAAAATAAACGGTTCACACCTTTATAGTTTGACGGAGACACTAACACCTGCGGTAAGGTACACATTGCACCAACTATTTCAAAGTCAATACTGTGGTCGGCGTTGTTCGATAATTCAAACTTATAGATATTTGCCTGACCCTCGTTATTGTCCACCATAGCGTAACAAAATGGGTAGCTATATAACTTGTTGTTGCGTGGAATATAACCACCGAAAATATCACCTTTGTTTAACGGTAACTTGAACTCTGCCCGATTTGAGTCATCACCCTTTATCGCGTTAATGCATATTTGAGGAGCCATGAATATAGCCATAATATCGTCAACAATACCCTCTTCCGTGTATTGTTTGATTAGGTTGTTTACGGTTTCCACGTCTTTGACACTGTAATGACCCAACGATCCTGTTCGATATATTCCATTAACTACTGAACCGTCAAAAGGTTCACCTGTTGTCCCCTCTGAAACATAGACACATATGTCCATATTGTACAACGGATATAGATAGGAATTTGCCACTACCGACTCTCCTGTTTCAAGATTTACGGGGATCTGATTTGCCCCGATTCTGTCCTGACTTTTTGGAATGTGATGATATTCAATGAAGCACGGCTTCACTTTCAACTTATACCAGTTACATTGAAAAACATCCAGTTCAAATATGATTCTAGTTGTACGCTCTGATTTCCACTCTATTGATGTAATGAAGCAGAATACCCATTCATCATGTAACCCATAGTTGTTGAACGCTAAGTAGTTGAGATCAAGCGCAGACATTTCAGTGAATGGCACTTTCACGTCAAGTGACCCAACTCTGATTGGTGACATTTCATCCAATCCACTGGAGAGATTAACCCTCCAGTTCTCAAGATGATTTAGCAAGTCCTGTGTTGAGTTGTATAATCTAACATGGTTATAGGAATTATCCCACGGAACACCTCTATACAGTCTTAATTGTGTTTGTGGTGCACGTGGCACAACAGTCGCCTGTGTAGGCATTGGAATCATGTTATTACCCCCTATAAATTTCTTACCTTTTTTCTGACCTTTTTGTAACGCCGTTTCTATTTGTTAACACTACATCAAGGTTTGCCCGTTTTGGTAAAATTTACCGTTGTTTTTACAGTTTCATCCGGTCTGTAAACAATTTCAATCGCAAGAGTTGGAGCTGTTTCATCCGAGCCGACATACAACTGATCTGTTCCCGGTAGAATGTATGTGTCTTTTGACGTTGCACCCGATACACTGTAGGTAAGAAGTTTCTGACGGTATGCACCTGTTCCACCTGTCACGGTTGCCGGAATATTGGTCACTGTACCCGGTGTGTATGTACCAGCTTTCGCGGAAATAGTTAACGACTCTGTAGCTACCTGATCTGTGGTGAACACTCTGATCGGGTAGAACGGTGACGCACTAATCATTTCCACCATAGTGTAGAAATAATTCCACGCCAACACGTTCGCAAGTCTCTGGTCGCTCATTTCACGGAACTGATCTCTTACATTGAAAAATCTAATATCCATCAATACACCCTGAATCGCTGAGTTCGCGAACTTGTCAACAATTACGGTTCTAACATCCACCTGTGTTTTGTCAAGATGGAACGCATAAGCCAGTGCGTCAACACTAATCTGAGCGTTAACTTTCGGTGTTGTAATGAAGATGAGACTGTACGGTTCAGATGTGGAAGTCGCACCCGCGATGTTATTCGCCGGGTTAGGGAATTTAAATTCATCTACCGCGGATTTCACCTCTGCAAGCATTCTCTTAGCTGACGCTTCATCCACAACAGCCGGAACAGTGACAGCCGGTAAAATCTGTTGTGTATATCCAGTGTCAATCATACCTTTCATAGCGTTGTATTCATCCCAGTTCGCGCCGGACACGGCTGACTGCATTTTCATCCCCATCATGTCGCGGATTCCGTATTCTGACAAAAATGCTGACCGCAAGTTATCGAATGTTACTGTAACTGGGTACTGCATATTTAGATTGACCTTGTGGAACACGGTCATAATATACGACTGATACTGCTGAAATGCAGACTCGTAGGATTCACGTGGGTCGTACAATTTCCCTTTGCACATATTGACGAATGTTTCTTCATGCGTCATACCATAACGCATAGGGTCTTTTTTGTACATAGCAAGAGGATTTCTCCAAGCTGTTGAGTCCACAGTCTGTAGACCGATTCTTTCAAGTAGAGATGGAATAATCTGATTTTTACCCTGTGAATAACTCATCATTGTTGTGAAAATCTCAGACAGATTAGTAAGAGTTGCCTCGGGTATTCTGTTTTCAAGTTCATACTCTGACCTCATTGCATTTAAAATTGCTGTGTTAGTTGCTTTCGTTGCCATGTGTGATCTCTCCTTTCTCTGTGATGTTTCACGTGAAACATCTCTCATCAATTACTCTGTTTCTGCTGAAAAGTCCAAGTCTTCCAGTTTCGGGGCAGGTTCAGGCGTGATTGGTTCTTCGATCGGTTTTTCCAATGCTCCACTATTCTGTGTCATGATTTCCTCTTTGAACCGTGTTTTATACTTTTCAGCAAGATCATTATATTTTGCTTTCCAAGTGGTTTCATCTTCCGTAGGTGTCCTTAAAGTTGTGAGAGCTTCGTCAAACTCCTCAACATTTTCAAGAGCATCAATAATCTGTGTTAACGCTTCTTCTCTTGTCATACTCTATTAGCTCCTTTCCATAGTGGCATACTGTATAACCACAATTTTGATTTCTTTTTCTTTTTCGGGTGTGGGTTGTTTGGGTTAAATTTTTTTAAATATTCATACCACTTTCTTGCAGCTTTTCGCCGTTCTTCCTCAACCTCGACTCCTGCACGTTCGAAATTTTTTAGGAACGCACTCGCAAGATACTCAGGTTCATCTGTAGCTTTTTTAAATTCCAACCAAGACATTTTATATTGTGGGGTTGGAATCCACTGACCGGATGGGTCAGTCTGCGTATCTAGCCACAAACACTGCCCGTCACCGTCATCAATTTCGAACCCCTGACTTTTCGCCCAGTTTGTATAGTTTGTTGCGGGTGTCCACTGAGCGAGTCCGAAACCTAGACTATAATTTCCCTGATCTAAGTTTTGCCACAATCCCGGGTTGATATTGGATTCTCGCTCAAAGTTGCCAAGCATACCCGCAACAGCGTTTAAAGTAAAACCATAACCCCACATGATAGAATAAAATACATAAGCATTGTTCTGCATTTCTTCCTCTGTGAGATAGTTATTTTTTGCAATCCATTTAAGCTTTGTGGCTTTTCCTAATCTATAGAGGTCGGTGTAGTAATCAACCCCGGTCACAAAGTTATTTATGGAAACCTGTTGCGCAAGCGGAACATTCGCTGTGTGCGCACCCATTGTAATGCCACCATTGTCCGCGGGTTCATAACACATTTCTGTATGTTGACGTGTTGTGTTGCGAACAACTAGAATGTCACCCGCTTGCCACGGAACAGCATCTGTTTTGTAATGCTGTGCACCAAGGTCTAGCAAATACTGACCCATGGTGGCTGTTGTGAACCAAGGATTTTCTTGAAAATACCCGGCTTGCGTTAATGCCTGTGATATTAATGAAGAGCAATCATAATACGTGATCCCGTTTACATTCTGTCCACGCCGATATTTTTGAGAATAACCAATGTTGGGCGCGTTGCACGCGTTAATCATCCATGTGTAAGCTGTGTTAATAGATGGCATATCACCACAACCTTATACTTTGACCCGGATAGATTCGATTCGGGTTCTTGATTCCGTTCAGTTTAGCAAGCGTCTGATAACTCGTATTATGCCGTGATGCAATGCCAGACAATGTATCACCTGACCGCACTGTGTAATACTGTGAAACATTTGATGATTGTGAACTTGACGCAACTGTAAGTACCTGACCCGGAAAAATAGTATAGGGCGAATGAATACCGTTTCTATTTGCAATATCAATCCACGAAACACCAAGTCTTTTTCCAATGGAAGTTAGACAGTCACCGCTTTTTACTGTGTACGTTGTGACACTTTCCGTGTTCGTGTTTGATGAATACGCGCCGGAAATTGTGAGAACCTGTCCCGGGTAAATCAAGTTCGGGTTCGCGATACCGTTCAGTTCAGCAAGATATTTGTATGTTGTGTTGTATCGTTGTGCAATACGTGACAACGTATCACCTAACTGTACAGTGTAATACACAACACGATCTTCTGCTTTGTGATTTGGCTCAGACGGTTTATAGTTATCTGACGCAACATAACCCGCTAATTTATCCCAATCTGCGCTATCGCCGTAAAACACATCTAAGTCCAAGTTACCTGTCCAACCATTCAACCTACCGGATGATGTATACTGGAATAGTGGTGTCTTGCCTGAGAACTCACCAAGGTCATAATGTAATGGTGGGTTGTCTATGAAGCCATAAATTGTGTTATAACCCGCATAATACCCCGCATTCCATAGAGAATAATTCTTTGCCACTTCCGACCAGTCATATCTGTGAACCACAGTGTTTGACATATAGATCACTGGTTTCACACCTGTCATGTTATAGACAGCGTCTAGCCAGTCTTTCGCCCAACCGACACCTTGATCGACCGCGGATGATTCATAATCCAACACCAACACAGAATGCCCGATATAGCCGGAAATGTGATTAACGAAATATTTCGCCTGTGCGATCGCATCACCTTTCCTAGCGAAATGATATACACCTGTCTTTTTTCCGCTTTCTTTTGCATCTTGATATACTCTGTCGCAATCCGGGTTAACATAGCCTGTACCCTCTGTTGCTTTTGCGATTACGAACTCAACATCATGCATCTGTGTTACGTCAATTCCACGTTGCCAGTTAGACACGTCTATACCGTTCATATTTGCACTAGCTGTGACTGGTAGTGCAACAACAAGCATAACAGAGAGGAATAATGCAATCAGATCCTTACTTTTTTTCACTCACATTCACCTCACTGTCTAGCTTATCGCACAGTTTCTGTAACACAATGGTGTTATTATTGAGCGCGTCTGCCATTGTCTTGATCTCTTCTGCGTGAGATTCTGACAACTGTTTGAGCTGTTCGGAGTCCTTGTCGCGTGTGTATTTCTGATAATACATGAGTACACCGCAACACACAACCGGAAATCCGACCATTGAAACAGCGTTAATAACTGTGTTAATAGTGTCCATACCTCCACTCCTTTCTCTGTGACGTTTCACGTGAAACATGAATCAAAATGTTTCACGTGAAACATGAATCAAAATGTTTCACGTGAAACATGAATCAAAATGAACGATTAAACGAATAAGCAATGCCTTAATCGTTAAACACATTATAGCAAATTAAAATAGCGGTGTCAACCGTAAATTAGTTGAAACCGCTTTTTTTCTGCCCGTGACCTCTAAGATAAATCAAAGGGTGCGTTACTCCACCCACCCCGGTTGGCTACTTGCCCCTTAACGCGTCCGGGCGTGGTCAGTGATTCTACTCAAAGAGGGGAGCAATATTATAATACCATGAATTATTGCCTTTGTCAACCTATAAAAAAGATAACATGTCTAGCATCATATTTTTACAAGTAAGGTTTTGGAAGCGCATCAAGCCTCGGTGAAAATAATTTCGTAACGCTATGATAATATAGTTACTACTGTTTACCATCACTGCGCGATCGTCGACCACGTCTGTGTAGTTGAAACAGACCCGGCGTGGGTATGTTTCGTCTGCCCCCTCTGACACATAGATGCAACTGTTGTATTTCCTGACATTGTACCACATTTCATTGTAACGTACCGAAAGCATATACTCAGACACGCCGTTAGGTCTAGCTATTAAAGCGTCATTGTCATTCAAATAAACGTTCTGTGACGCGTGGGAAAAGTATTTTGATCCTGAAAATGCGCGGTTAAAAGCTGAACTCTCAAAAGCTTTACTGGCGTTCTCGTTATATGTTCGCTCGTACACCCAACCGTCACCACGCAATATTTTTGTGTCACGCTTTAGCATTTTATTGATACCCAATGCTTGATAATATGGATTGAGTATTGATACGGTATTACTAGCCATGTATAAAGGAACGCGCCGACTCTGCTTTCCATCACCACGCGCAATAGATGTGTGTATCGACATTAACTTATCTATTTCGTTTGGTAGATAATTGTTAGACTCGTCTTGGTATTCGTCAAAAAACCCGTGAGCAACTTGCACAAAAATAGAAGACATTCGTTTTATTTTGCCTGACAATGACAGTGGCAAGCACCAACCACATGGTTTGTCATCTAACAACAACTGCACCACTGCCCCGTCAAACAATTTCTTCTCAGTCATAGTATGACCGTTATAAAACAAGCGTCTTATATCGGTAAAAAACGAATCAGACATAGATTGCATATCTGTTTTATAACGATATATCAAATAAAACTGATTAACGTCACTCTTTTCCTTTAAAAACGTGTCTATTAGCCTACGCTTAAACGAGACCGTTTTTCCCGCTGTTCGGTTTCCGTCTGCAATGTATATATCGGGGTTTTTTCCGTTACGATCTTTTAATGTCAACAAATAATCACAGTTATAATATTTTCCCACGTGTAAACACCTTATACCTTTCTCCACTCACTGTCACTATGTTATAACATTGTAATCCCTTTCTGTCTGTGTACGGTGTCACAGATTGTACATATGGGTCATTGATGATGCGCATTAATGTGTCA